TACATCTAACTTTGGTGCACAAATAAGATGGTGGAACAACGAAGAGTCTACAGTAACTATGACTCAATCTATTAGTAATGGTATCGACACCACAACACAGAGCACAACTTTTGAAGACACAACAAACTCTAGCTATCAGGTAAATCCATACGGCAATACTTTAATAATGAACCCTGATGCCGATATGACGCATGGCACTGCAACATATAGATTTGATTTTAATATCATAAACGACAATCAAGCAGGTTATAACGGAGGCCATGCGGGTGTCGATGTGCGAGACCCTACAGCAGTCATAGATTATACGGCACTTAGTTCTACTACAGTTACTACAGTAGAATATTGTTGGCAAAAGAATCCACCAACGTGTCCTGGACAAGACGAGATAGATATTGTTGAAGACATTATAGATGACATTGATACTATTATTTATGATATACCTGATGATTTCTTTGATCCAGAGCCTATACCAATAGAGATTGACTACTCATTCAATCCTGATTTGTTTGAAGAAGAAGAGTTTGATATACAAGATGACTATATAATAGCTGACGAATTTTTTTTTGAAGACGATTACTATCAAGATGACTTTTACGAAGACATTGAATTGGCATACGTTCCTGAAACAAGTATCGACATGGATATGGATGTAGAAGTGTTTGAAGAAATGCCACTTATAGAAGAAGTTTATGAAGCGATACCTGAAGACATGTTTGCAGAAGAATTTACAGAAGACATGCAAGAAGAATTTATTGAAGATGTTGAAGAATATTTTGAGGAGGATATAAATGCCAACGTTATTGAAGATCCTATGGAAACAGGATCAGGTGCTGAACTTGCAGAAGGAACTACAACCATGGATGCCGATGAGGAGTTTGTTGAAGTGGCTGAAGAAGTTATTGAAGAAGAGCCAACAGAAGAGATAGCAAGTGAAGTTGAAGAGCAACCCAGTAGCGAAGAGCCTATTGCAAACGAACCAGAACCAGCAACAGAAGTTGCCGAACAAGAAGAAGCAATCGAGGAACCAGTTAAAGCAGAACCTAAAGGAGACATGGAAATTGATTTAGATGTTAAGGTTGCAAAACTTGAAGAGGCTATAAAATCTAAAATAAAAGATGTGTCTCAACAAGTAAATGCTACACTAACCGTTGTAAATGAAATAGTTAGTCGTGAGATGATATCACAACAACCTGACATGTCATCTTACTTTACTGCTAACTTAGCATTGTTTGATACAAGGCAGTTACCATCTGGCAATCAAGATTTCTTTTTACAAAGTAGCCTTGATAGCTACAGCAAACCTATTTATGTTGCACAAGCAAACATAGCAGGTACAGATCCAGTTGTACAGTATCAAATTAAAGTACAAAAAGCAAAAACAAAAACAGATAACGCATATAGAAAATTAAAGGAGTTATTAAATGCAAGGAATGTTCAATAAATTATCAGCATATGCCGCACTTATTGGTGTGATTGGTGCCATCGGTGGTGGCTTCATGGCATGGGGTGAGTTTAATAATCGTATAGCACAGCTAGAGAATAAAGAATTTATAGTCAATGAGACTGTAGATCTATCAGGAATCATTAAAGAAATAGAAGCTATTAAAGGTGATATTAAAATTAATGGTGCAGCATTAGAGTATCTTGATGCAAAGATAGAAGAGATAAAGGCTTTGCAATCAAATCCCCTGTTAAATTAGGAGTATATATGGTAGACACATTAGCACCAAAAAAAGTATTTAGCCAAAGAGATCTGGATAAAAGTTTAGTATCTGCATCTCCTACTACACAAAGTATTTTATCTCCATCAAAAAGTGTATTAGAAAGTTCTCCTAATCCTACTACTCAAAATGATTTACTAAGTAAGCCACAATTAGATTATGTCATAGATCAAAATGAAATATTTAATATGATGCAGAATGTAAAAAAACAATCTCAAGCTATGGTTAGTGAAACAAATCAAACTGTTAGATCTTCTGAAGAAATTACAAAAGAGAAACAAACAGGAGAGCGTGCACAAAGAGAAACTCCTCAAGGTCAAGGATTAGTTATGAGACCTGTAGAATATGCAGCTAATGGGGTTAAGGACAAAGAAGTAAGTGGTCCAATTTTAGTTGGTGAAAAAGGGGCAGAGCTTGTAGTGCCTACTGGAGAAGGAAAGGTTAGTATATTAGATGCAAAAACTACAAATGGACTTATGCAATACCCAGGTTATGATGATGAAATGATAACTACAAAAGAAGTTGCTCCAGAATTAAATAAGCCAATGTTTAAAAAGAAAGAAAAAGAAAAAAACTTTAGAGGTGGCAGTAAAAATTTTAGAAATCAAGAAGAATTTATTCCTATAACACGAGCAGATGAAGACGAAAATTTTCTGGACTATATGAAAAGTGTGGAAAATCCAAAGCTCTCATCTGGAAATTTAAAAATGCTTAAGCATAAGTCAGCAGAAGGCGGTCAAGATACTGTTGGATATGGGCATAAACTTACAGATAAAGAAATTAAAACTGGTAAGATATATGGGTATGATATAGACAGTCTAACATTAGAAGATGTAAATGAAATTTTAAAATTAGATTTAAGTAAAGCCTACGCATCACTATCAGAAAAATTTGGAAAAGATTTTGCAGACCTTGATGATAGAAGAAAACAAATGGCTATAGATTTTCAATTTAATTTAGGAGGGTTAGAAAAATTTCCTATATTTACTGAGGCTTTATTTGCTGGTGATGAAGCTATCATGAAAAAAGAATATGAGAGATCTTTTGAAGACCCACGATCTGGTGAAATGAAACTTTTAAAAGATAGGAATAAAAAATTTAGAAGAGAGTTTCTTGATGCTTACAGCCAGTCTCTAATGGGAAATACAATAAGAAAAGCAGAGAAAGGTGCATCAGGAGTAGACATAGGTAAGGCAGAACCAGCAGGATTCTTTTTTAGAAATCCTAGGACTCCAGATAAACCATCTGGTCTAGAACAATTGTTTGGGTTTATGTCTAAAGATAAAGATAAACCTTTAGGCGGATCTCCTGGTGGATCTCGTGTCAATAGCATAGTAGAAAATCCAGTATCTTTACCGACTGATGAAAAAGAACCATTTGATCCTAATAAATTATATGATCCTGATAGTGTTACTGGTATTAGTATAGATTATTTTTATGATAATTTAGAGGAAATGGTTGAGTACTCTCTTAAACAAAAGATGGGAGAAGATTACAACCCTACTTTTGAAGAGAAGCAAGCCGAGAGAGAAGATCTTATGGGTAGATATGATGCATATTTTGATATGCAATTACAAGATACTGATGAAGAAGTGGAAAAAAGAAATTTTGATGAAAGAAATGAAGGAGACCCAGGCTATATAACCGGGGTCTAATTCTTTACTCTTTAATCTTATAGGGATCTGTACTTAGCTTCGGAACTTTGCCTTCAAATTTTTCACCTGCTAATATACTTTCTATATTTTTTTGTAGATAAGTTACAGCAGAACCTATGATAGAATCTTTAGTAAAAGTTTCTGCTATCTCTTTAAGACTACATCCATACTGTAATAATAAAGATACTGCTTTACCAGATGCTCGGAGCTCTCTATCCAAAGTACTTTCATTTGGTTTTATCTTAACCCAAATAGCCATAGGTGTTATGCCTTGTGCACTTACTGTGTAGTCTACAATAGCTACAACTCTTCTGTCGTCAATGTCCATACGGACTGTATTACTTCTCATTCTATTTGGTACTTCTAATCTTGCCACGTTATCCATTATAACCTTTCTATTAAATCTTTTATTTCGTAATTAAGTTTTTCAGCATTGCTTTTGCAATGTCTGATTACCGCAGATAAAATGTTAGCATGAAATTTTTCTTGTATACTATCAAGTTCTTTATGCACAACACTTGGATCTGGGTAATCAAGATTGATTGCTATCTCATTTGCACCAGTCAAAGAGACATTCATTCCAAACAGATGTGAATTATTTTTTTGCATCTGAATTTTTTGCTACAAAGTCAGCACCGATGTTTGGATCTAGTTCTCTCAATCCTTTTGATAATACTTCAATGCCTTGAACTACTTCTCCATAAGGTCTAGTAAATAAATATCTTAGTATGCTCTGTACTTGAGATCCAGATATTATATATTGTTTGTCCATTTGCTGTTGATGTGCAGCCATCGCTGCCATCTCTTCATTTTGTTTAGCTTCCGCCATTTTTTATCTCCTTTATTAAATTTTTTCTTTCATAGATGCTCAAATATAAACACATTTGAGTCTCCTAATAGTAACACCCTAGCCAATACTACATTCTCTTGTACGCTTAGATATGGGCGTTTAAACATGATTTGCTATGTTTTATGCATCTGGGTACTCCTTTTGTTGTGTTTCTACGTCTTGCTCTAAAACTTCTACAATTAATCTCTTTAAGTACCACTCTGCCTTTTCTAAATCTTGAACAGGCTGTCCTTTATACTTATACCTAGCCATGTATTTCATACATGCACCTTTAAGATAACCGTGAAATTCTTCAGTAGTCATAGATTCTTTGATAAGATCTATAGTCTCAGTTTTAGACTGTCTATAATGCTCTGGAAAATTTACATCATCTGCCATATCTTTTCTTTACCTCCTGGATATTAACAGTTTCAATATCATACTCTCCACCTTTTACATTACGTTTAACTATAAGTCCACTCCACCATAGTCTCTGAGTATTATATGCGTATGCTTCTCTGTGTGTCAAGTAGCAACCTGCAGATAATCCCATAATTTTTTTACCAGATGGCTTAGATGCAATAGCATAATCTAATAGATGAGAATGCCCAACAGTAGATGATACTTTATTTTTATTAACCAATGCCCTGGCCATGTTCTCTCCAGAGATAGCTGTACCCATAACACCACTAGGAAAATTATGTGAATAGTATACACCATCTATGACTGCAGGATATCTGTAATCATAGGTATGCCATCCATACTCTGGGTACTTTAGATCTTCTATAGTCATGTGCCCTTCAAGCTCTGGATTATCTTCTACCATACGAAGTATACGATCTTCATGATTACCCAATAGCATGTGCATTTCAGCATCATGCTTTCCAATACCATCATTAAACTTCTGTAGTGCATCATGTGTATGCTCTACATCTTTTTTGTATCTTCTACCTTCAAATGATTTTTTCTTTCTATCGTAGCTAGACATAGAGTCCATACTTGCAAAGTCTCCCATACAAATTACTTTATCTACCTTTAAGTCTCTAGCCATTCTACCTGCCCAAGTAAATCTTTCATTGCTGGCATGAGGTGTGCAATGGGGGTCTCCTATTACTAAGTGTGTTGTCATTAATGTAAATCCTTTTTGTTTTTAAATTCTATTAAATCAAATACATTATCTGTATCATCTTGTCCATTAGGTTCTAGTATACTACTTTCAAAAGCCATAACTCCTTTTTCATATAGTACATCGGGCTGATCAATAGCCATCTTTACCATTCCCTTTGCAATGTAAGTGGCTATGTCACGTTCACTATCAGGTTTAGAATCTATTATACCTAGACTAAATCCATTCTCATGTGGCGTAATAATTACAGACACTGATGTAAAGAGATCTATATTTATATCATCTTTGTTGCTCATACTAGCCCCATCAATTCATCAATACCCTTTACTTCTTCATCATCTGCAGGCTTGCCTTCTTTTAAAAGTTTTTCTTTTTTATTATTTAGCATAGCTATTGTCTCTGCTACTTCTTTATCCTGTTCTTCTTTCATAAGCTCTATGTCTTCATCAGAAAGATTAGCTGGAAATGTTACGATATTATTCCCCTTTGTTTGTTTGTTTCATAATAC